GTTAATACTTGAATGACTTTTCCGTTAGCTCCTAATTTTGCAAAGTGTGCCATAATTATCTCCTATTATATATTATAAATTTTGTTCATTCAACTACTGGAATTTATACCTTATTATAACAATTCCACTACCACCAGCTCCACCTCCGCCGCCACCACCAGAACCTGTATTAGTTGTACCATTTCCACCAGGTGCACTTCCTCCACCTCCTGGACCACCTGATCCATCTGGTCTAGTGTCTGAAGCCCCACCTCCACCACCTGCTCTTGTAACGGATGATCCAGAAATTGATGTTGCTAATCCATTTCCTCCTGGACCTGCTTGTCCTGGACTTGGGTTTGTAGGTCCAGCTGTTCCAGCACCTCCAGCTCCGCCACCGCCACCTCCAGCACTAAATGTTCCTGTTTGTCCGCCACCAGGACCACCATTATTTCCTTGAGGTGGACTTGTAGGAGGTGTATTACCTGAACCTCCAGGACCTGCTGGAGTTCCCCAAGCAGCTCCACCACCACCTGAACCACCAGATATTCCAGGATCAAAATTACCTGGTCCACCAGTACCACCAGCACCACCTCCTGCAGAGGTAATTGATGAAAAAATTGAATTTGCTCCACTATTATCAGTTGCTCCGCCACCACCAACTGTAACTGAATACCCTTGAATTGAAATAGGTAAAGATGTTGAAGTTGCTAAAGGACTTGCTGTCCAAGGAGCTCCTGGTGCTTTTGATTCTCTAAAACCTCCTGCTCCACCTCCACCACCTGTAAATCCAGGGCCTCCACCGCCTCCACCAGCGATAACTAAATAATCAACTGTATTTGACCCACACGCATTACCCGCACAAGATACACAGAATGTTCCAGGACCTGTAAAAGTGTGAATTTTGTAATCTCCGCAACAAGTCACGGTTCCACCTGTTGCTGTTACAAAAGCAGGTGCAGGTAAATCTGCATCTGTAGATGCATTTACAATCATCCAACCTTTTGTACCATCTACATAAACTAAAGTTCCAGATTGACCTTCAACAGATATAAGTGCATTTGCTGACACTCCTGTAATAGGAGATCCATTTCTTGCTATTGTTAAATTATTTGTATCAAAAGTATTTGCGTAATCTTTGAAAGCTACAATGTCACCTGAAGAAGGTGAAGCAGGAAGTGTCATAGTTACAGCTCCACTAGTTGTGTTTATAAAATAACCATTTCCTGAAACCGCTGTAAATGAAGCTGTCTTCGCAGTCGTATCCCAATCCACTGTACCTGTACGACCAAAACCTGTTTGTGATGCACCACACGCTAATGCAATCGAAGCACCACTTGAACCAATAGTAATATTAGAACCACATCTTGAAATAATAACATTGCCTGCAGCATCTTTAACTGCAGCTGTTTTAAGATTAACTCCTGATGCTACAACAATATCATCACCACTATCTCCCAAAGTAACTTGAGTACAATTTTGTTTTGGTGTTATCTTATTTACTTTTATTTCACTCATAATTTACCTATTGAAATTTGTATCTTATTATTACTATACCAGAGCCACCTCCAGTTCCAATACCGCTATCGTTTGTACCACCGCCACCACCACCAGTATTTGCCACACCAGCTTTTGTTGGAGTTCCTGCATTAGGTCCTCCATCTCCACCACCACCTAAACCTCCTAAAACAATTCCTGAAGGTTGTGTTCCTCCGCCACCTCCTGCTAAATATCTACCTGCTGGTCCTGGTTCTCCTATACTTGGAGCTTGTGGACCTAAAGCTGGACTAGGTATAAAAGTTCCTATACCGCCTGAACCACCACAATTGGGTCCTCCTGATGAACTTCCAGTAGCTCCAGCTCCACCACCTCCGCCACCGCCTCTTGTAGGTGAACCATTGCCTGCATTATTACCTTGAGGTGGACTTACTGGTGGAGTATTACCTGAACCACCTGCTAAAGGACCGCCTACAGTACCGTCACCAGTTCCACCACCGCCACCTGATCCACCTGATGCACCGATTCCTGGAGATGTACTAGCATAAGCATGACCACCTCCACCACCTGCAGATGTAATTGTTGAAAAAACTGAATTTGATCCTGGATTATTAACAACTTGGTCAGCGTTCGTTGCTGCACCCCCTGCACCAACAGTTATTGGATAACCTTGTGCTGAAACTGGAAGAGCTGTAGGAGTTGCTATAGGTGATGCACACGAATAAGTGCTTTGTGATAATCTAAAACCACCAGCTCCACCTCCACCACCTGTTCTTGATCCTGCTCCACCACCAGCAACTACCATGTAATCTACTGTGGATGAACCAAGTGCATTTCCTCCACAAGTTACACAAAGCGTACCAGGTGATGTAAATGTATGAATTTTATAATCTCCGCAAGTAGTTACTGTTCCACCTGTTGCAGTTACAAAAGCAGCTACCCCTTGTTTATTACTTTCATTTCCAGAATTAACTACTTTCCAACCTCTTGTTCCATCTACATATACAAAAGTTAAAGCTTCACTATCATTTGAAATAGTTAAATCAGATGCAGATCCTTCTATATTAGAACCATTTCTTCCAACAGTGATATTATTTGTTCCAGCTGTTGCTGCATAGTCTGATATAGCTACAATTTCACCAGCTGATGGAGATGCTGGAAGTGTAACCGTTATTGCTCCAGAAGTCGTATTTACAAAATACCCTGTTCCATTAACCGCTGTAAAGCCAGCCGTTTTAGCTGTCGTATCCCAGTCTACTGTTCCTGTTCTACCGAATCCTGTTTGAGATGCACCGCATGCAAGAGTAATGGTATCGCCACTTGCACCAAGTGTAATGGTTGTTCCACATTTGTTAACGATGTTGGAATCTGATTGGTTTGTTATGTTATCTACTTTTATTTTACTTGCCATAATTATTGAAATTTATACCTTATTATTACGATTCCGCTACCGCCGTTTCCACCTGTTCCATAATCAGTTTGAAATCCTCCACCACCACCACCACTACCAGTGTTAGTTGTTCCTGATGTTGCAGTTCCAGGACCTGATGCTGTTCCAGCTCCACCGCCACCTGGACCACCGCTACCTGCAGAACTTCCAGGGATTCTACCTCCCCCTCCACCACCTCCAGCTCTTGTGACAGGTGATACTGATATTGAAGATGTGGTTCCGTTTCCTCCAGAACCTGAAGTTCCATCAACTCCAGCATTTCCAGTAGCTCCTGCACCGCCGCCTCCACCTGCAGATCCACTTTCTCCTCCATTAGCAGGAGAAGGTCCCCCATTGTTTCCTTGAGGTGGACTTACTGGTGGAGTATTTCCATTACCGTTTCCTCCCCCAACTGGTGATCTTTGTCCTCCACCACCTCCAGATCCTCCATTGTTTTTAGGTTGAGGAAAACAGTTATTCCCCCACTGTGCACCTTGACCACCACCTGCTGATGTTATAGATGAAAAAATTGAATTTGATCCTGCAGATCCAGCTGTTCCTCCCGCATAGCCTCCACCACCGCCACCACCTACTGTAATTGAATAACCTTGTGCTGACACTGGTAAAGATGAACAAGTTGCTAATGGACTTGCTGTCCAAGGAGCACCTGTTGCTTTTGATTCTCTATAACCACCAGCTCCACCTCCACCACCAGAACCACCACCGCCTCCTGCTATAACTAAATAATCTACGGTAGTTGATCCTAAAGGATTACCTGCACATGAAACTGTAAAAGTTCCTGGACTTGTAAATGTATGAATTTTATAATCTCCACAACAAGAAACTGTTCCTCCTGTTGCTGTTACAAAAGCTGGAAGAGTTGCGATTGTATCTGTACCAGAATTTGTTGCTATCCAACCTTGTGTACCATCAACATACACCATCGTAAAATTTTGAAAATTTGTAGAAACTACTTTATCAACAGCAGTACCATCTAAATTAGAACCATTTCTAGCAATGGTTAAATTATTTGTTGCAAAAGTTCCTGCATAATCTTTAACAGCCACAATATCACCTGCACTTGGAGTTGCAGGTAAAGTCATTGTTATTGCTCCACTAGTCGTATTAACGAAATATCCTGTTCCACTAACAGCCGTAAAACCTGCAGTCTTTGCTGTAGTGTCCCAATCAACCGTTCCCGTTCTTCCAAAACCTGTTTGACTACCATTATTAACAACAGTAGTTCCAGAAGGAAAAGTTATTGTATCACCAGAGGCACCAACTGTTAAATTAGTTCCGCATTGTGGTTCAATTGCATTTACTTCTATTTTACTCATTAAATAATTACCAATGTTCCTGTTACTGTTTGTGTTCCAGTAATAGTTACTGGTCCTGCTAATACGCCTGAATCTAAAGTTTGATCTTGATCTAATGTTGATGCATGAGTTACAACATAACCTGTTGCTTCCATCACTGGAGAAATTGCTTTCTTAGCAGGGATAGTACAAAATACTTCTTTTTCCCCTATACCAAAATTAATTTTAGCTGTGGTTCCTAAATTATTACTTATGACTGTGTCTCTTGATAGAGTATCTGTTGCAGCATCGGTAACGGTACCAACGCCAACTTCGAATTCATCTGTTCCAGTATTCGTGATACAGTAATACGTAGTATTACCGTCACCTACACCCGATACAAATGAAACAAAGTCTTGAGAAGCACCAGCCAAGTCGAACGTTCCCGTTCCAGTAGTGGTACTTGTCTCTTTAACTCTATCGTTAATGACAAGAGCCATCTATCCTCCTTAACCACTAATTCTTAAAATCGCAGATGTTGAATTGAAATCTGGGAATTGAATTGTAAATGTACCAGCTGTTGCTGTTTTATCTCCACCAAAATCTAATACCGCAACTGCTTTGTTTGATTCAGATGTGTTATAAATTAATGCACCTCTTGCTGTTAAAGTTACTCCTGTAAATGATAAATCAGCAAAATCTACAATTGCTACTCCTGTATCAAGTGATGTCGCTTGTCCTGTTAAAACTCCACCTCCTTGTGCATACTGTCCTGTATCACCTACTTGACCGCCTGTACTATCTCCAGGATATGCCGTTGTTGCTGCTGATAAATTTGCTGTGTCTTGGTATAGTGCTAATTTGAAAGTATCTCCACCAGTTTCTAAATCGTGAATACCTTCAAGTATTTCTTTTTTGAATGAATTTGCTACCGCTTGTTGTATTGCCATGTTTAAACTCCTTTATAAATTTTATGGTGATGGTGAAGGTACCTTTATTCTTGGAACCCCATCATCAAATTCCGCTCTACGTCTTCTACCCATTTGTTGAAGAGCAAAAGCTTCTATAGAACTATCATACCTTGTTTTATATAGATTGTACATATCCATAGGGCCTTTTAAGTAAGAAAAGGCTTCTACTAGTACACCATACAACAACATTCCTTCTTGGTATGTAGAAATATAAGTTGTATTAGAATTATCAAAATGAGGTGGATTTATTATATAATTTAATTGAACTGCATAAGACTGATCTGGGGTAGGTGCGACTACAATATTATTTTCATCCCAGTTGGCATAATATTTAGGTAAACCTGTATCTCCTGTAGTATTATATTCAGTCACAAAACTTGTATCTCTTTTTTCCATAAAAACTCTATCCCCTGTTTGGTCTGTAGTAGTAAATGTTTGAAGAGATCTTATAATTAAAAAATCAGCAGGCATAACTAAATATCTTTTATTTGCATTAAAAGATGAAGTTGCATATTTTCTTAAATCATCATAATCTACTTTACCTGCAATATCGAGTTCTGTATTTCTTATAAATTGATCAAGTAAAGTATCTGACAATACATTAGAATCTACTTCAGTATAATTTCTTACTTGTGTTAAAAAATTTGAATAAGTAATTGCCATTAGTTCCTCTCGTATCCTAAAGCTTCATCTGTATTAATTAAATCAGGATCAGCTAATATATCAATTCTTGTTACTTTAGTAACATTTCCCTTATTAATTTTAAATTCTGTTTCAACGTCTATGATATTTGTATTGGAAGTATAATTTTCTTCTAAATTATCATCTGTAGTTGTACTAAAATAAAATTTATAAGTAGCCATTATGATATTCCTATTGTTACATATCCAAGATTAATTACTGCTTCTCTTTTTCTATTTTCTGCAGCACCATCAAGAGGTTGCATGCCATTAGAGTTAAAAGCAAAATCTCCTGGTAAAGTTAAATCTACAGTAGCTCTGCCACCACCTCCAGATAAAATTGTAAAATTTTGAGGTCTTGCATTCATTAATGCAACACCATCTGCTCCTCTATTTCTAGGATCTAATTGTGGATGTTTAGGCTCGTATTCAGATCTATGAACCAAGGCTCCCGTCCACTCTTTAACCATTTCTCTGTATGGAAAAGCTTGACCAGATCGATCTGAAATTGCTAATGCATATTTACCTGTTGCTCTAGTTGCCATTATACTCCATCTCCATAAAAGGTTTGCGGTGAAATATAAACTGAAGTTCTTTGACCATCTTCATTTAAAGCTCTTTGTAATTCATCTTCATAAACTAATTTTAAATTAGAAGTTAATTGAGGATTTTTTAAAAAAGATAAATAATATGCTAAACCAGAAATCATGCATGGTATAAATCTATAAGCAACATCTGCTTGATTAGTATAAGAGCCTGCATCTTCAATTCTATTAATAGTATAATATTTTAAATGAGTATATGTTGTAGCATCTGGTGCAATATACAAGTTAATTATTGGTGTAGTTTGCCTATCTACAAAATATTGTGAAGGTTGTCCTTGTGTTCCTTTATTGGGTAAAGCAGCATAAGCTGATCTATCAATCTTAGTTAAAGATATATCATTTGTTGATGTAGTAATTCCTGAACTAGTTGAAATGTAAGCCTCTAAAACATCAGATACGCTTGATGGTACAGTGTATGAAATTGTACCTGCTGTTAATGCTTGTGTTTGTAATTCAACTTTCCAAAGATGAACGCCACGATTACCCCATTCTGAAAATAAAATATTTAAATTTCTTCTTGCTCTTTTTAAATCATAACCAGACATACCATTTACTCCACATCTGTTATATGATTCTTCTATTATTTCATCTATATTTAAATCAAATGCTGTTGTTCCTGAAGTAGCCATTATAACAATCCTTTATAATATTTCATTGCTCCGCCTTTAGAAGCTTGTTTAACACATTGACCACCAACATTAATATAACCTGGAGGACAAGTTACAGCTTGATTATCTTGTGCACCTACTGTTTGTAATTTTTGAGCTGCAGTTATAGTAGGAGACATATTCATTGCTTTTCTTCCAACGATAGTATCTCTAGCAGCACCAATTGCATTAAATATAGTTGCTCCAGGGATAATATTTGCAGATCCAAGAACTTTTTGTCTTGCTTTAAAATTATCTTTAAATGATGTTATAGACTCTGTAGGAACACCAGGATCAACAGGGCCTTGTGGTGATCTTACTTGACCAGTAACTGATGTATTTGGAGACATAGCAGCTTTACCAGCTCTTGCATCAGCTTGTGCTCCTTTGAAGAACTTTTGTACTCTTAGTTTTTTTCTGGCCATGCATA